TTGTATTTGTTAATGATGTATATAAAACACCAGGTACAGATTATACTGAGGAAGTATATTCAGATACAACAACAAAATATAAATTAACATTTACAAGTGCATTAGCAAATGGTGATGTAGTTAAGACATATCCTAAAGGTTTGTTTACTAACAATGATGGTTTCTTATCAGATAAAAAGTACATACAGGATTCTTATTACTATCAAAAATTCTCATATGTTCTTAGGACTGGTAGAAATGTAGCTGATTGGAAAAATGCATTCACAAGATTAGTTCACCCAGCTGGGTTTATATTCTTTGGTGAGATTGCAATATTTATTCAATTATTAACATCATCAAATACACAAGCACAATATGGTTGGTTACCAGCAGCTGGTAGAATTAATATTAATATAGGTGAATTCCAAGTTGGTCCAGTAAGTTTTAATTCAAATTTATATGAAATAAGCTGGACACATATTCCATATACTACAACTGGAACTTATAATATTGGTTCAGGTGGTGGTAGAATAGGTATGTGGAACCATTGGGAGAACATGAAATTCAGATATTTGGGACCAAATTCAGATTTGGCTCAATATACGTTTCAAGATAGTATAAATAACAATATAGGTTTACAATTCGGAGTGGGTGGTGGTGAAACTACTCCATCTGACAATAGGAGTTCACTTTATGTACATACTCCATAATATAAAATAGGAAAAGACAATGGCAGCAATAATAACTAGCAGATTTAGATTAGATACAACAGATAAATTCCTGACTAGTCTTGCAAACAATCAATTCTATATGGCTTTGGGACGGGCTAATGCATGGACTGATGACACAGTACCAACAACCCCGTATGAAAACGATTACACAAGTAATACTCTATGGGAAAATATGTTTGCCATGAAGAAAATTGCAAGTGCTGATATTATTCATTGTACAACAAGAAACCTATGGGTTTCTGGTACAACCTATGTAGAATATGATGACCAAGACACTAACATAGAAAGCAAAGTATATCACGTTATTTCAGATAATAACAATGTGTATATGTGCTTAAAAGCAGGAAGCGGAACAAGTACAACCAACCCAGACGTTTCACCGGGTGGCGTAGTAACAACAGGAGTTATTAACTTCTCAGCAACAGATGGCTATATATGGAAATATATGTTTACAGTCCCGACATCTGATGTTACAAAGTTTTTAACAGCATCCTTTGTACCAACAAGGGTTATAGGTTCTGAACCAGCTGGAGGCTCTGACACAGCATTGATTAATCAATGGAGTGTACAAGACAATGCAGTTAATGGTGCAATATATAATTTGAAAGTTACAGTTGGTGGTACAGGATATGCTAATGGTACTACCGAAGCTATCCTTACAATCGCAGGTGATGGCACAGGTGCTACAGCTACGGCTATAGTAGTAGGTGGAATTATTACAGGTACTACAATAACAGCTCCTGGTTCAGGGTATACTCACGCTACGATTACAGTAGCAGGCACAGGTACAAGTGGTGCATTAAGACCAGTGATTGGTCCTCCAGGTGGATTTGGTAAAAATCCAAACAATGATTTACGTTCACATTATGTAACAATTAATACTACATTTACAGGTGATGAGTCTGGTAGTATTCCAGATGCAAATGACTTTAGACAATTGGCTCTTATTAAGAACCCACTTAAAACTGGTGCTACTGCAAGTGTAGCTATCTCGGGTGCAGCGTCAATGGTCATTGGTCAATTTTATGAGATATTAACATTAGGTAATAGTTCAGCAGCAAACTGGGCAACAGCCGGAGCTCCAACCGATTATATTGTTGGAACGATTTTTAAAGCAATAGCTGTGACAAGTACTGGTACAGGTACTATTGCTGGAGTTGCAGAAGCTAATGCATATAATACATGCAAGAGTTTAACAATTCCTGCTGGATTAGCTAGCACATACGTAGCTGACTATCTATTTGAAGGTCATACAACAAACACAGTTGGTGCTAAAGGTCAAGTGATAGAATATAATAATACTAGTGGTGTATTACATTATGCTCAAAATGAATCTACAGGTTTTGGTACATTCCTTGCGACTCACTTTACTCGCGCAGTAGGTGCGACAAGTGCAGGTGATGATATCACAGCAGTAACAGATACTTTAATTAATCATCATTCAGGTGAGGTAATGTTTGTGGAGAATAGGACAGCAACTACGAGGGCCGATGGACAGGTAGAGACAGTAAGATTAGTAATAGCATTTTAAATAGGAAAGAAACATGGCAATAGCATTTAACGTAGAACCATACTGGGACGACTTTGAAACCGCAGGTGCGGATGGATTAAGTCCTAAGGAAAAATATAATAAAGTATTATTTAGACCTGGTAAGGCTGTACAAGCACGAGAATTAACTCAGCTTCAATCATCATTACAAAATCAAATATCATCTACAGGTGACCACTTATTTAAGGAAGGTTCTAGTGTTGCGGGTGAACTTCATGTTCATAATGAATGTGACTATTTAAAAATTACTACAACAACCACAGACGTTACAGACTTTATTGGTGTAACACTTACTGATGGTACTAACACAGCTAAGGTTCTCCATGCGGTGGCCATTGATGGTTCAGACCCAGTTACTTTATATATTAAATATTTAAGTGGTGCAAAATACACAGCAGCTTCAACCGTTACTGGTACTGGAATTGTTGTTAGTGATATTACAGAAGTTGGCTTTGGTTGTATTGCAACTATTGCTAATGGTGTTTATTATTTAAGGAAAAACTTTGTATCAGTAAAATCCAAAACAATTATTGTTTCAAAATATACTACAAACTCAACTATTGACCTTGGTTTACTCATAACTGAATCCCTTGTCAGTTCAGGTTCTGATACAACATTAAATGATAATGCTACAGGTACTCCTAATGAGTCAGCTCCAGGTGCTCACCGATATAAAATAAGCGCTGTATTTTCTACTCGTGCTTCTACATCTACCGCAAGTGATTTTGTTTTATTGGTTAGATTAAATGATGGTAGAATTGTAGAAGATAATAGACCAACCGAATATTCTAAAATAGGTGATACACTTGCCCGTAGAACATTTGACGAATCTGGTAACTATACAGTAAGACCATTCTTAGCCTCCTTTGAAGCACATAGTTCTGACGCTACTAAATTTGTTACAGTCGTTGAACCTGCAAAAGCATATGTTCATGGTTATGAAATAGAAAAGGTTTCAGCAACAGCTGTAACTGTTAATAAAGCAAGAAGTTCTGAGCTAGTGACAAACCGAGTTGTTCAAGTGGAATCAAATAATTATATTGATGTTTCAACTATGGTATCCTACCCAGACACATTAACACTTGAAAAGATTAATATTAAAAATGAGAGTGCCGCGGTTGTTGGTACATTACGTGTTAGAGCAGTTGAAGGTTTAACTGCAACCACACAAAGATTACATGTATTTGATTATGTGACAACTACTGCACACACAATAGATACTACTAATGATGATTATACTTTAGCAGGTACTACTAATTCTTTTACTGCAACAATTATTGATGCAAACTTAGGTGATGATACTGCAATATTTGCACTCCCTCAATCAAGAGTTAAAACATGTAACTCACAAACTGATGGCTCAACTGATTTTAATTATCAATTTTCTAGTAATAGAAATATGGGTACTCCTTCTTCATCATTGTCAAGCGGTTCGGTTACATTTTCTGGTGATACTTCAAATGAAACAATTGTTTCGGCAAGTACAGCCAATTTACAACAATGGATTTTAATTAATAATGCTACTAACGCTAGAGTAACAATAGCTGTAGGTGATATAGCTGTAACCAATCCAGGTTCAGGCGCATCTACAATTGTTATTACTGGTTTAGGAGCAATAGCAAATGCAACTTCATTAACTTTATTTGCACCTACAACAAGAACACTAGACCATAAATCAAAAAATAAAACTACTGGCAATACACTAGTAACATTTAATGGTCCAACAGATTATAAACAATGGCAAAGATTAAATCATTGTGATTGTATAGAAATAACATCAGTACTTGATGTGAATGGTAATGAAATTAAAGATAACATTGAATTTGATACTGGTCAGACGGGAAGCTATTATGGACATGGTAAATGGAGAGTTAAATCTACTTCTAACTATGTACTTTCTGCTAACATCACAGTATACTATACACATTTCACTCATACTGCAGGTGACTTCTTTACAATAGACTCTTATGACCTTGCTAATGATATTACTTATGAGAATATTCCTAGCTTTGATGGTATTGAATTAAGAAGTGCAGTTGACTTCCGACCTAGAATGGGTGATGACCAAATTGTTAATACATTTAATGTAGCTACTGAACCTAATGCATCGGTTGGAGTATGTCCTACACCAAATACGCAGTTCCAAACAGATATACAGTTCTATCTTCATAGAAGGGATTTAATTTATATTGATAAGACTGGATTTATAGGTGTTGTTTATGGTGTATCATCATTAAATCCGTTATTGCCTGAACCACCAAAAGGTGCAATGGTTCTTTATCATTTATATGTTCCTGCATATACACTAACACCAAATGAAGTTCAAATAAGTTATATAGATAACAAACGTTATACCATGAGGGATATTGGTAAGATTGAAAAACGTATTCAAAATCTTGAATACTATACCACACTATCTCTATTAGAGACAGAGGCAAATGCATTACAGGTATTAAATCCAACCACAGGTACATTAAGATTTAAAGCAGGTTTCTTAGTAGATTCATTTAAGTCTACTAATATTGGTAGAACAAATTCAATAGAATATAAAGCGGGTATTGACCCTAAGACTGGTTCACTAAGACCTTTATTTTCTGAGGGTAATGCAAACTTATTATATGATACTTATGAGAGTGGTGGAACATATAACTCTACTACTCAAAAGACCAACTCTTTGGTTACCTTACCTTATACTCATACACCATTAATTACCCAAAAGCAAAGTTCTGATGAAATTAATGTTAATCCATATTCAGTATTCAACTGGACTGGACGAATGGAAATGGACCCGAATTCAGATGAGTGGAAAGATATTGATAGACGTCCACAAGTAGTTTTAAATAATGATGGAGTATATAATGCATTGTTAGATGTCTTACAAGCTTCAACAGCAACAGGTACTGTTTGGGGTTCTTGGGCAACTAACTGGACTGGAGAATCTTCTAATACCGAACATACATATGACCAATGGGGAAGAACCACTAGTGATATAACTACAACAACAAAAACAGGAACTAAAGACAGGACAGGTATAAAAACCTCTATTGAAACTGGAACTGTAATAGAAGACCAAGGGGATAGACAAGTTTCACTCGCCTTTAGACCTTATATTAGGTCAAGGGTTATTCACTTTAAAGCAACTTTGATGAAACCACTTACTACAGTAAATGCATACTTTGGTGGTGTTCGTGTTGATGATTATTGTCGGGCATATGATGCTGGTGATACTGACCCTGTTGCATTAGTTGGACCAAACACTGTAACCGCTCACCCTAACACAGCAACAGCATTAGTAACTGACGCTGCCGGTACAGTTGCTGGAACATTCTTTATTCCAAATAATAGTACTGTAAACTTTGTTTCAGGTCAAAAACAATTTGTCTTATGTGATTCAACCACAGTAACTGATTTAACAACGGTGACAACGTCGGCATTTGGCACATATTATGCTAAGGGACAATTAGAGCAAATAGAAAATGTAATTATGTCTACAAGGACACCTACTGTTAAAGTTGAATCTGTCACAGATACTCAGAACATTAGTGATTCCACAACAAATACGAATTCATTTGACTTACCTGCTTATTCGCCACCGGCCTCAAGTGTTGGTAGTTCAAATTCTCAGACTAATAGTAATCCAATCTATAATGACTTAACTAATAATACAGTTCCAAAACCAACGGTATGGACTCTTTTCCCAGGACCACATTCACCTGTAGAAACGGCAACAGTTTTTAACTATCATCCGCCATCACAGTCAATTACTACTCCTGGTAATCCCCATAACTTAAATTGTTCAATATGGTCTGACCCATTAGCACAATCTTTTGAGGTTACTATGACAGGTGGTGCTTTTGCTACTGCATTAGATTTATATGTTACTAATAAAGATGCAAACATTCCTCTTAATGTAGAGATTAGGACTATGAATCAAGGGCATCCAACACAAGTAATAGTACCATTCTCTGAAGTTAGTATTTTACCAGCAGCTATTACAGCTGATGGAACTACTGTTACACAATTTGTATTCCCAGACCCTGTATATTTAAAGCAAGGTGTTGAATACTGTTTTGTTGTTTGGGCTAATTCAGATAACTATAAGATTAGATTTGCTAAGCAAGGTAATGAAGATACCAATGGTGATATCATAATGAAGCAACCATACGCTGGTGTAATGTTTAAATCACAAAATGCAAGTACATGGACACCTGACCAAGGGTCAGATATTATGTTTGAAATACATCGTGCTAAATTTACTGTTGATGCATATAAAGCTGCAACTTTATTTAATGAAGAAAGTCCTTCACGTAACTTACAAACTAATCCATTCTTATCAGTGGTTGGTTCAGCAGGAGCTTCTCAAACTATTACAGTAACTCACTTAAATCATGGAATGTCAGCAGCTGATACTGTTACTATAGCAGGTGCAGCTACATTTAATGGTGTAGCAGTTGGTGAGATTAATAAAACACATACAATTGTAACTGCCACAAGAAATACTTATACTGTTGCAACTACAACCGTAGCTGCTGT